GTCTCCAATATTCCCCGCAACGCTTTCGGGGGTGCCGACTATGACATTGCCCTGCGCGTCAATCGGGAAGCCAGCCGCGTTAATCTTGCCCTGCTGGAACATAATTTCGTCAGCGGTCTGCCAGTTATCAGATCCACGGCCCATGCGGGTCGCGTGGAACTGCATGGCGTTATCTCTGTCTGACGGCGATGCGTTGGGGTTCATCGTCATCGGGCCGGAATATTCGCCGGATTCTGCTCTTGCGACGGCCAGCTGGTTTTGCCGATCACGCTCACGCTCCTGCGCACCTGTCATATATTGGCCATAGTCAACAGGCTGCTGGACGCGTGATCCGACTTGGCCGGTCACGGGATCAATGAAGAAGCTGTCGATAAACTCTTTCTGCGCCGGTCGTCTCGCCGCAAGCTCGGCAACAGATTGCTCGTACATTGGCGCGGCGCTGTAGCCAGACACGCCTCCCGCATATTGCGTTGGCGGGGCCATGCCGCCCATGACGTCTGCCTGAGACATCTGCGGCCCCAAGCCAAACGCGGATGCAACGTCAGCGGTCTGCTGGAAGCCCGCCTGCTGGAACGGCGTAAACGCGGCAACATCTGGCCCGTAATATGGAACGTATCCAATCTGGCTGATGCCTTCGGCCTTTGCCAAGTTACGGCGCGCAGCCTCTTCAATGTATTCTGGGATCGTAACTGATGACGTTGTTGACCCGCCCTTGCCGCCTGACATTATTCAAACTCCTTCACATATGAGGCGTGCAGTGGCGTCCAGCCATGCGCCTTCAGTGGTTTCTTCCAGCCAAACCGGCCCGTCATGGTCAATGCAGAGCATCCTTGCGCTTTTGCCCATGCTATCACATCTTCATGCATTTCTAAAATCTGATCCAACTCGCCGCCGCCAAGAAACACGTTTAAAACTTTCTTTCTCGGATATACCACTATTTCGGTCACTATGCACCCCCTCGGCGTGGGCCAGAGCTGCATCGTTCCCTTGTATATACCTTCGGCCACGTCGATGAAGTCATGCGTGCCGCCGGAATACTCCAAAGCAGCCTCAATCCAGTCGCGGCATCTCTCAAGCTCTTTATCCATGAAGCCTCGTAATTGCTAAAGTTGACGCTGGTATTGCTGGCACCGGCGAAGACGCTGCGGTGTAATTGAGAAAGCCACTTGTGCTGTCGATCATGTAATTCACTTCCAAGTAGTCATTCGCCGCAAGCGTGAATATCTGCGTGCGCGACGTGACCAGCGTGGCGTTGTTCTGGTGCAGCGCAGTGGTCATGCCGCTGTTTGCCACGTTGGTGCCGTTGACGCTTGGCCAGAAATAGAAGTGAACAGTGCTGGCTGACGTTGATGATATTTGCGCCGAGAACGATACAACATATTGGCCCGCCTCCTCGAACACAATGCGCGACGCTGGCGTGCCTTGCGTGATGCCGTCATTGCCGCTGGGCGCGTCATATGTGAGCTTGTACGCCGTGTTGGCGGCAACAGGCGTGACGTCTGACGTCAGCATGAAATCTGCGTGGCCGTCTTCCAGCACAACTTGCCGCCACTCGCCGTTTTTGCTGACAACAGGATACAAGTTTATGCGATCCCACATCAGCACGCCATCTTCTGCCGCGCTCTCGTCGCCCGTCTGCTGCACAAGCGGTGATCGCGTCTGGCCAAGATAGAGCATCATGCGCCGCGCCCATGACTTCCAGTCATCGCCCTGCGGCTCTGGTGCGCGGTACTGCTGCGTCATCTACGGCCACCCGCAACAGCGTCAAGCCGGTTTATGCCAACCCGCCAGTCGGCAAGCCGTGCGCCGTCAACGCGCATGCGCACCTGACGGCCCGTGAAGCGCATGCTGGTGGGGTTTGACATGCTAAACGGCCCGTATGATCGCTCGGTGCCGTTGGGATAGAAACGCGTCTTAAACGTGGCACTGACATCGCCTTGCGTTTTCTCGTCGGGGATCATCTCCGTCACGCTGACAACGTTATCGCCAGAGCCAAGCATGATGGGGCCAGTTTCCGCAAACGGCGTCAGGCCGCCATACTCAAACCCGATCTCATGCTCGTATATCTTATTGTCAGACGGGTCGGCCATCATCGGCTGACGGAACGTGCCTGCGTCTGTTCCCGCCGTACGGGATAGCGTACCGATTGACCACGTATTTTCGACGTAGTTATATGCCACATAGCGGTCGTTTTCCGTGGACGCGCTGGACGGATAGAACCACCACACTTCCCCGTATTGGCCGTTTGACATGGCAAACGCCTTGCTGATCTGCGCGCGGTTGATGTCGTTAAACACGTAGTCGGACACGTCGCTCTGGATCTCCTGCACGCCGCCGCCTGTGTAGGCGTAGAACGCATGCACGCCCATCCAGAAGCAGCCGACGTCCACGTTGGCGTATGCAAGCTTTGCAGCCAACCCGCAGGAAGACCCGACGCGCTCGATGCCGTAGACGTATGGCGGGCCAATGTAGTTGGCGACATGCGCGTCACGCGTCGTCAGAATAAGCGTCTGGCCGCGCACGGAAACGCCCGCCATAATCTCGCCTTCGGTTTGCAGCTCAAGGTCGCCAGCCTCGTTTGTCGCGGCAGGCGTCCACGTCGTATTGTCTTCTCGGTCAGACCACTGCACAAGGCGCGGATTGCCGCCAGCGCCAAGGCAGAATAGGAAGCGCTCAGCCGTGACGACGATGCTCTTATTATCGACAGGCGCGTTGGCGACTTGCGCGGCGACCGCGCCGGTGTTTAGCTGCCACTCGTAAACCTTGCCGTCGTCTTCGTTGTTGGCTAGCAGATATTGCCCCCACGCCTGCAAGTTCCACGCGGTAGCTGGCTGGATGCGTACAGTGTCTGGCCGCGCAACGCCGTATGCGTAGCTGCCAAACAAGCCGCCGCCGAAGCCGGTAAACGCTATGGCGTCTTCGCGTCCAGCTGTCAGGCCAGCTGGCGTGATGTCGTATTGCACGCCGGAGCTATTGTAGGCGTAGAGCTTGTTATATGTGCCGGTGGCAATCCATCTGGCGTTGGTATTGTCTGACCAAGTAAGCATTCCGCGCGGCGTGGCATTTGTGGCGGTGTTGGATCTTGTGCGCCAACCTTTGACCGGCTGCATCGTGCCGTCGATCCAACGGATCAGGCTGGCATCGCGCCAGCGGCCCATGCTCTGCAAGTCGGTGCCGTTGCGGTAAACCCCAGCGGGTACGTCTAATCTAATCAGAGCCATCGTTGCCTCGTTGGTGTTGCGCGCTTGCCGCAGTGTAACACATGACCATTTAATGCGCAAAAGGGCAGCGTTTTGCTGCCCCTAGCGTTTTCGTTATGCTGCGCGGCTATTCCGCGTCAGGCTCAAGGGCAGCTTTCAGCTCGGCCATGAAGCCCTGCCTGCCCATCTGAAGCTGCACCAAGTTAAACTGCGCAGATCCGATCTTCTGGTCTAGCGAATTGATGTGATTTATGCACATCTTTGCAGTGTCGCTCAGTTGATCTTCAGTGTATTCTACATCGTCAATCGTAATGACCTTTTTGTCTTCAGTCACGTTGATCTCCTTTCAGGTTATGCTGCCCACGGAACTCCGTCAGCAGTCGTTGGATTTACCATTGCGTCGATTTTTGACGCTATGGCAGCTTCAGTGGCATCCTTGTCCACCGATCCGTGTACCCAGCCCAAGACTATTTCTTCAGTCAAATCAGCATAAGGGATAAACCCTGCGGCTGATGGGTCTGGTGTGTATGATGTTGTTCCATAAGAACGTGCAGAGTTTCCATCTGCGTCAGTGCCTAAGCAATACCAGTGTGCAATGATTACAGCACCGTCTGATATTTCATGCTCCATGTTGGAGATTGACCAAGTGTAAGTAATAGCCATAGCTTTATCCTTTTCTGATTATGCGTTTTCTAGGGCAGTGATCCGTGCCTCTAGTTCTTTGATTGTAGCGACCAAGAGTGGCACTAACTTGCTTTGGTCAATGCCTTGGTAGACAGGGTTACTATCTTCATCTACCTCGTTGTGTGTACCTGTGATTGCTTCTGGCACGATAGCTTGCACTTCGTGTGCTAAGAAGCCATCAACAGTACTTTCTGGGTGGGAAATAAAATTAAACCGATGAACTGGAATTTGCTTCAAACGACTTGTTGCGCCTGTCAGATCAACTACGTTTTCTTTTAGTCGGTAATCCGAGGAAGTGTTGTATGACACAGCAGAGCCGTTTATAGTAATGGAGCCGACTGTAGTATTAGCCCACAGGAACCTATGAAAAACCCCAGAAGAGCCGTTCATCATATTCCATTCAGCGGCATCACCCGATGCTATTGCGGTGGCTACTCCAACTTGAACCCCTCCTGCTGGCGTGACACGAACCCTAGGATTACCATCCCCATCAGACAGCACGATGTTGTTGCTTGAGGAAGTGATGGTTAGGCCGCCTTGGTTGCCGTTGTAACGCCCGATGATGGTGTTGCCACTACCAGTAAAACTAGACGCTGAACCAGCATCGTGACCAATGAATGTGTTCTTTTCACCCGTGGCGTAATATCCTGCATTAAGCCCCACGGCTGTGTTGTAAGATGAAGTTGTATTTCGATTTAATGCGTCTTTGCCCACCGCAGTGTTTTGCGTGCCAGTATTAGAGTTTAACGCCTGTTTACCAACGCCGACATTGCCTGAGCCGTTTTCTATTTCAATAGAGCCAGACAGGTGGAGGTCTTTAATACGTGCATTGGATTTCCCGATACTCGTTGTATTGTCTCTGGCTCCACCAACAGAATTGTTGGTAAAGAAAATACAATCATTACCATCGTCTATCTCAAGTCGAGTACCCCCTTGGAAAAGACCTATATGATCGTTCCATGTACTAATGCCACCTACTACAGTGCCAGCTTTTCTAAACCAAAGAATATCACCGTTTGAACCGTTGTTAAAATCACCAGAAATGCCATTGCTGCGACTTGCTGCAACCTTACCGTCTGAGCGTAAAGCAATGCCGCTTGCATCATTGTTGGTGGGTGGTTGATCGTCAGTAGTACCCACCAGCAAGTTACCGCTGGTATCGATGCGCATGGCTTCTGACCAAGAGATGTCGTTACCCGCAGTGCCTGATGCAGCATAACGCCAAACATGGGTGCCAGCGTTTTGATAATAGTTAGTGGCTTCGTCTGTAATTCTATACTCCCATGAGCCATCAGTATCTACATGAGCGTTTTGGCTAAAGTGTAGTGATGAATCCACAATAGCAGCTTTTTCAACATGTATAGCCCCAGTACCACCTAAGAATAAATTAGTATGATTGCTGTGACCCGCTATTGAAATTGTGCCAATTCCAACATTACCGCTGCTGTCGATGCGCATGCGTTCTGAGGCGTTCGTAATAAAGTACATATCATTGGTAGCAACCCCAATCATATTACCGTCATTAGTGCTGTTGCTATCTTCAATAATAATGTTTGCTTCTGCGTCTGAACTCTCAAACTTAGCTGTGTAGTTGTAACCACCGCCAGCAACTAAAAGCCCTACGTTATTGCCACTTTGAGCAATCTCAAGATTTGCACTAGGCGAAGTCGTGCCAATTCCAACATTAGCTGATGGACTTAAAATTAAATCACCATCAGTAACAGTAATTACTCCATTGGCTGCACCTGCTGAACCTGTATCAACAACTTGCAACTTCATTGAGTCGCCAGATGCAGTATTAATGTTTACGCCAAAATCACCACCTGTTGATGACTTTAGAACGATGCCTTCATTAAAAGTTGCTCTACCCGCTTGAGACATATCAAGGGTAAGGGCAGTTATATTTGAACCACCATCGTTACCTTTAAATACAATGTCTCCATCAGAAACTGTAGACTCTATAGTAAAATTAGTTGGTGTTGACTCCGTACCAAATTGACCAAAAGTTGTTCCACCTTTCTGAAAGAATATTTGTTGACCACCTGCATCAAGATTAATATCTCCTGCAACATCTAGTGTTAAATCGCCAGAAACATTAGCTATATTACCTGTGACTTGTATGCCTGTGCTGCTCGTCACCAGCTTCGCGCTATCTGCATACGACAGTGTTCCGGCAGCGGTTTTACCGCCGATAGCGTTGATGATCGTGTCGAGGCTGTCGAAGTCTGTGTTGATCTTCGTTCCCCACGTATCCTCTGACGCGCCTACCTCTGGCTTCGTTAAGCCATATGCCGTTGTTGTCGTATCTGCCATGTCATTCTCCTATGCCGCATCGGCCCAAGTTTCGCTTGAAGCTGATGCCGGCGTCCAATCCGTCGATGTGGGGGAAACAGCCGCCCAGCTTTCTGGCGTGCTGCCCGCATCTTGCCACGTTTTGCTGTTTTCCGCAACAGGCGTCCACGTCTCAGGCGTGTCAGGCTCAGGCTCCCACTTCTTGCGACCATTTGCAACCACAGACGCCGCGCACACGATAACCGACGCAGCATTCTGCACGCGGTTGCATGTGGCGCTGACAGTTGCTACGCAGGCGGCGGTGGCGCTGTCCTCGAATATCGCAACGGCGCTTGCCGTTGTGGACGCCTGCACAGCAATCGCAGCAGCGCCATCACGAACCCTCTCAGCAGAAGCAGCAACAGATGCAGCAGCGGATATGGAAGCGGAGCCAATATGCACGCGCTCAGCCGCAGCCGTAACGCTGGCAGACGCCGCAATCGTGGCAGACGCCTCCCTGACGCGCGTGGCAGACGCCGCAACAGATGCGGCGACGGCAATGGTGGCGCTACCCTCTCGGACGCGATCAGCAGCAGACGCTGTCGTCGTAACCGTCTCGATGATTGACGCAGCGCCGCGAACTCGCACAGACGCGGCGGCGGTGGCAGAGGTGACGGCAACAATGGAGGCGGCGCCAATAATAGCGCCGTCCAAGCCGTAGTTGTAGCTGCCGTAGGTGCTTCGCCCGTAGCCGCTGCGATACGTCATTAGTCTAGCGTGATGTCAAGATCGCCCGCAGGAATACGGAACACGTCGCCCGTGTCAATCGTCTTGTTGGCGGTCAGGTTGGCGTAGGCCAGCAGATTGCCGCCAGATGACGCGTCGAAGATCCCCACAGCAACAACGGTGCCATATCCCGCCGTGGCGACGGGCCACTCTTCGGCGGCGCTATTTGTGGCCGTGTTGCCTGACACGGTGAACGCCGTAGCCTGCCGCGCGTAGCCCCCGCCGGATACCTCTGTGCCGCCGCCAGTATCGTCAGGCGCAACAGTGTAAAGCGCGGTGTGCCACTCGGTCGGGCGTGTCGCGCTGTTGGTGGTGAACGCCCATGTCAGGACGGTTGTCTCGAAGGTGTT